CAATGATGCCATCGCTTCATATGTTGATAGTAGTGCTTTCTGTACACTGATATTCACAGACGGTGCTTGGCAACAAACGGGCGGAGCGTGGGATTAACGATAAATATCTAAAAGAGGATAAATTATGCCGATTGATCAAAACAAACTAGTGAATTTAGGTAACTACGCAAACGACGGCACTGGAGATGATTTAAGGACCGCATTTCAGAAAGTTAACGATCTTTTTGAGGAGTTATCCGGAGATGTTAATATTATAGGTGCTGTAAATTTAGGCTCGGGTGTTGGAGTATTTTCTCAAAAAAACCTTACAAACCTACAATTTAAAAGTTTAACCAGCACTGACCAATCGGTTACTATTACATCAGATTCAAGTACTGTTAACCTAGCATCTACAGCTAGAGTTTCAAGTGATCCAAGCCCTAGTCTAAATGCAGATTTAGACATCAACGGAAAAAGAATTATTGATAGTGACGGTACTGGTGATTTGCAAACATCTGTTTATGGGATAAACATTCCTATAGTAAATGCACTAGTTGAACTTATTATTGCTTCAGGTAATGTAAATATTAACTTTGGAACTTTTCAGCAACCAACTGGTACATCTGTTGGCGGCCTAGATCTTGGCGGATTTAACTTACCGTATGGCGGAACTAATTTAGATTTTGGAACCTTTGCCTAAACTTAGGAAATATAATGGCATTAAATGTATGGACTAAGCCTTCGGGGTATTCGTTTGGGACTTTGCAAGAAAGAGTTTTGCTAAATCCCAATATTCAACTACCAGTAAATGGCACTTCCGATGTAACTTATACTGTTATTTCAGGACAACTACCTGGCGGACTTAGACTCATAGGTAACGAAATTGTCGGTACTCCTTTTGAAGTTAGTAGAATTACTAACTTTGTATTTTGTATTAGAGCAAAAAAAGGTAATGAATTTAGCGACAGAACATTTGCTATAACAATAGAAGGTGCAGATGCTCCGGAATTTATTACCCCGGCAGGAGATCTTGCAATAGGTTCTAGCCAACAATTTTTTGTATTAGACAGTTCATTTGTAGATTATCAAATAACAGCATTTGATAACGATACGTCAACTGGGCAAAAACTAACTTATTTTATTGGAGAAGATGACGGAAGACTTCCGCCAGGGCTTGTTCTAACAAAAACAGGAAGAATCACCGGATTTGTACAACCAACAATCACCATTAGAGATCAAGACGGTAATGGTTCTTATGACGGAACTTTATACGATGCTGTTGCCTACGATTTTGCTGTTAGATCTACTAACGGATACGACAGTTATTTTTATGATTCTGTTTTTTACGATTTCTTCATACCAACTAGTTTGCCAAGAAAACTTAATCAAAATTATGAATTTGCTGTAACAGTTACCGACGGTGACAGTTATATTAAAAGAACATTTAAAATATTTGTTGTAGGCGATGATTATTTTCGAGCAGACAACACGGGATTGTCAGGACTATTTACAGCCGACGTAACCTATCTAAAAAGTCCTTTATGGATTACTCCAAGTAACTTAGGTACATATAGGGCAAATAACTATCTGACTTTAAAATTAGATACTTATGATAACAATAACATTTTGTATCAATATAGTTTAATCAATGCAGACGTAATATCTAATACATATCAAATCTTGCTAACTGATAATCTTGCAGGAAATAATAAACTTACAATAAAAGTTGTTGGAGCAGCACCTGTTTTTGGACAATTCTTATCTTTTCAGAATTTAGTATTTGCACAAAATGTTGATACAAGTAAAATATTCCAAATAAGTAATGTTGCTAAATTATCATCTGACACTTATAGACTTACTCTTACAGAAAATTTATTATTCAATATACCTAACGATTTAGAATTATACATTGGTTCTCAAAGTTCACTACCAACCGGACTTAATTTTGATGTAGCAACCGCTGACTTATTTGGAAGAATTCCTTATCAGCCTGCTATAACAGAAACATACAAGTTTACAGTTGTAGCAATTCGATTAAGTGACGGCACTGAAATTGTCAAGGCGCCCCGTGTTTTTACTCTACAAGTTATTGGAGAAATTGATAGTGCTATAAGATGGATCACTAACGGAAACCTAGGGTCTATAAATGCTAATTTTGTATCATCACTATCTGTAAGTGCTGCAAGTTCAGCTAATAATGCAATTATTCTCTATAATATTGTAGACGGCAAATTGCCCTACGGGTTATCTTTAAACTTAGACGGTGAAATAGTTGGTAAGACAAACCAATACGGAGATAATTTTATCTATAGATCGTTTTGGGCATCGGATCGACAATATTATACCAACGATATTGTAAGAATTAACAATCAATTCTATAAAGCAAAATTACCAAATAAAAAATTAACATTTACTCCGACAGATTGGGAATCTCATAATTTTGTTAATTACGGAATTACTAGTTTTGAACAAGGAAATTTTTTCATCGACGGCGGGGATACTACTGTTGATCGAGAGTATACTTTTACAGTTGAAGCAAAAGATCAATATAGATATAGTGCAACCCGAAGAACATTTACTTTAACCGTTGAAACTCCAAATCAACTTGTCTACAGCAACTTGCGAGTTAAACCATTTTTAAAATTAAGTCAGCGAGATGTTTGGAGGCAATTTATAGAAAACGCTAATATCTTCACACCGCAAAGCATATACCGAGCCAACGATCCTAATTTTGGTATTAAACTTGATCTTTCAATGGTAATTTATGCAGGTATTGAAACCAAAGAAGCTGCTGCATACGTAAGTGCAATAGGTCTTAATCACAAAAAGAAAAGATTTTACTTTAGTAATGTGAAAACCGCTACTGCTATATCTCCGGGAACAAGAAACGAAATTTACGAAATTGTTTACATAGAAATGATTGATCCTTCAGAACCAAACGGAAATCGATTACCTGATAGATTAAAAAACATAAACGGGAACTCAACTGAGATTATTGTTAATAATAGTAATATTCTTTGGACTGCTACCCTAGACCAACTAGCTATACCTTCTCCAGAAAGTCCGAGGCCGGATATAGTAATAACTTCAGACAGTACAGGGTATTTTGCTGGAAGGAGTAAGCCTAACACATATTTTCCAAATGGTGTAAGTAACTGGAGAAGCAGGATAAAGCAAGTGGGGGAATCTGAAAGAAATTATCTTCCGCTTTGGATGAGAAGTATTCAGCCTGGGGATAATCAAGAATTAGGATTTAAATTAGCTGTTCCCCTTTGTTACTGTAAAATTGGAGCTTCCGCTGATATTGTATTAAATATTAAAAATTATATAGAAACTACCGGATTTAATTTTAATCAAATAGACTACTATATTGATAGATATATAATAGATTCTGTAGAAGGGTATGCAAGCGATAAATACCTTGTATTTAAAAATGATAGGATAACTGTATGACAAGCCAAATTAATACATCAACTATTGATGTCCTTTACCCAATAGCGGGGCAAGATAACGATAGTCAAGGTTTTAGAGATAATTTTAACAGCATTGTTGGGGCATTAAACACCGCAAAAAACGAACTTACAGAATTGCAAAGCAAGGCTGTTTTATCTAGTGATCTAGAAAATAACACAGTCGTTGTCAATGACCTTGGCGGTAGTAGTATACAAAACGGTACTTTTAAACAATTTTATCAGGAAGTATACTCTGATGATACAGCATCAGATGCATCAACTGATATTAATTTAGAAAATGGATCGTTCCAAACATTTGTAATGCAAACTAACATTACATTTACTTTTAGGAATTGGCCAGGCCCTAATCCTAATGACCCAACAAGCTCTGTTGAAGGGGTTCCGTATCAGCACGGTATTGTAAGAATCTTGTTATCTAGCAATCTTTTAGGTACAGTAAGAGAAGCAACATTTACTACAGAAAATAACGGAACAGTAAAACCAGGTGTGTCCGGTGTTAACCTAAACGGATTTGAAATGACTGGAGGCGTTAATACTAGACCAAAAATAAAAGTGCCTGCGCAAATAGTAAGAACAGTTACTAACGAAGTAAGTCCTAGTGATCCGATAGTTCTACCATTAAATGACATCTCTGGCATTAGACCAGGACTAAGTGTTACTTTTACCCCGGCTGATGCTACTGTAAGAACAGCAGTTGTTGACTCTGTTAATATTAATACAAATAGAGTTACTCTTAAAGATCTAACGCCAAGCACTCCTGCGCCTACAATATTAAACGGTTCGCCAATTACTTTTAATTATACCGGTGGCAATTGCTTAATTGAAGCATTTTCTCCAGACGGTGGTAATACTGTCTTTATTCACCATTTGGCTAATTTCTAATGCATCCGCTAGTTGACAATTTGAGCTCTATTAAAATTTCTGAACTAGAAAATAAAATAAATGAGCTCACACAAAAATACTTTTCAACTCATAATTTTGATGTTCAGCAACAAATAATTATGGTTCTCAACACCTACAAAGAAGAGTTAGCTAGTCGGCAAAGAACAGAATACGAGAAAATGATTAAATCTCGCAATAAAGATCTTGACAAATTGATTAAAGTCAGCTAATATAGCTGAATGCGATTAGACAAATATTCAAACCCTATTTTTAACGAACAAGACATTTTTGAAGCCTTATACAAAGGTTATCAATTTCCTGTCAACGACACATTTATAGTCGACAATCGATCAGACTCTGTTAAACACTTAGAAGAGCAAATTGGATTTAAATTTTTAGAGCCTTACGAAACTCATTTTGAAATAGCAGAGTACGACAGCGCATGCCAAAGCATTTGGAACATGCCCCCTGAGTACAAATCTCTTAATATTGAAAATTTAGAAGAAGAGTTAGAAGCGTACAAAGCAAGAAACATGCTAGATTTATTGCGCTGGCTTAAATATTTTGTAGATACTTGCTCAAAAGAAGATGTAGTTTGGGGTGTAGGACGAGGATCAAGTGTAGCTAGTTTTATTCTATACTTAATTGGTGTTCATAACATTGATCCTATCAAATATAATTTAGACTGGCGAGAATTTCTGAGATAAGTAAATCATAATCCTAGGAGACTATTATGGCAATGAAAGAACAACAACGACAAGTTTATCGTTCGATGCAGGGGAAAGAAGTTGACATGCATAAATTAGTTATGCAAAATGAAACTACATTAGCTGTTGGTAATGTAAGAATGAACGCCCGTGGAGACTTAATTGGGCCAGACGGGAAAGTTATTCAAAAAAACGAAGAGAAGTTAGTGGCACCAAAAAGCGGTTCACCTAATCAAATCAACGTACAAAAAGATGTTAGCAATATGGATCCAGAAGGGAACGAGTAATGGCAAAAATTACTGGTAGCATAAAGCCAATTAGAAATCACATACTAGTCGAAGATATGAACTTTGGAGAACAAAAAACTGCAGGTGGTATAGTTCTAAGAAGTGACGACGGAAAATCCGAAGGTGTTAAACCTAGATGGTGCAAAGTGTATGCTGTTGGACACGAACAAACTGATGTTAAAGTCGGCGAGTGGCTATTAGTAGAGCACGGAAGATGGACTCGAGGTATCGATATTGAATCAAACAACGGATCAACTATCACTGTTCGTAGAATTGATCCAGAAGGAATTTTACTAGTAACTGACGACAGGCCGAACGGAGCTGAATTTGGTTCTTACACTACTCCCACTCACGGGGCAGAAGTTCGTCCAGAAGATTTTGGCGCACGTTAATTTTTTTATTTGAGCATCAGGGCTATTGACAAGCCCTGATCTCACCTTTATACTATCTATAATAAGGAGAAATCTATGAGTACATTTGACGAAGCATTACAAGACATTAAAAAAGCAAAAAGCGTTTTAGACGATCAAACGCCAGGAGAAGTAAAACATCCTGATCCGACCAAACACAAATATATCAGTTTTGCCAAGAGCGGAATAAGAATTGCTGCAGGTGTAGCACTAGGCTTTAATATGCTTTGGTATGCTGGTGGTTTACTAATTTTAGCAGAAATTCTTGGGATTGCAGAGGAAATGGTATGAAAGAATTGTGGGTAGAAAAATATCGCCCTAAAACACTAGATGGTTATGTATTTAGAGATAACCATCAAAAGGAACAGGTACAACGCTGGGTTAAAGAAGGAACAATTCCTCACCTGCTATTCAGCGGTAATGCAGGTATTGGAAAAACAACTTTAGCTAAAATCTTGTTCAACGAGTTAGATCTTAATCCGCTTGACATCTTAGAAATTAACGCATCTCGTACTAACTCCGTAGAAGATGTACGTGACAAAATTGTGAACTTTGTACAGATGATTCCTTTTGGAGACTTTAAAGTAGTATTACTAGATGAAGCAGATTACTTATCACCTAACGCACAGGCTGCACTTCGTGGAGTCATGGAAGAATACCATACGACC